GCCTCTGCTGTCAGCGACAGGATAAAGAAAATCATGGCTTCTGATACGCTAGCTCTCGTCAGAGATGCTGGTATCAGAGTTGTAGTACAAGGTTGGCGCAAGTCTGCAAAGACAGGTCGCTACGTTTTAAGAGAAGAGGACATATCATGACTCAACAAGTTCAAATTCAACCATCACAGAAGTCTCTGGAAAAGGGACGTAACGCTGTAGAGTACAGCCAGAACCTTATCAACATGAGCCTGCAACAGATGTGGAACATCGCGTATACATCCGGGTATGAGGATGCTATAGCGCAGCTTAGTCAGCCAGTAGATGCACCGTCGCAATGACGGGAGTTAGGACGCTGCCGGTGGACAGCGGTACTGGCTTCCACCACCCTACCTAACTCGGAGTAAACATGGAAGAAGAAAAGAAGCCTCACGTATTCCTGGCAACACCTATGTATGGCGGCATGTGTACAGGGTTCTTCACACAGTCCCTCATCACTGCCGCTAAAGTGCTTACAGAGAACAACGTAGAACTGTCTGTGTCGTTCCTCTTTAACGAGTCACTCATCCAGCGTGGCCGTAACCTGCTAGCTCACCAGTTCATGCAGAACAATGCAGCTACTCACCTGATGTTTATAGATGCAGACATCAAGTTCAATCCTGCTGACATCGTTCACATGCTCAGAGCAGACAAGGACATCATCTGCGGCATCTACCCTAAAAAGGAAATCAACTGGCATGCAGTTGAGCAAGCAGTCAAAGACGGTGTGCCTGTAGACCAACTCAAGAACAAGACTGGTTCGATGGTGGTCAACCTCGTAGGCTACGAAGGACAGGTCACAGTGCCTGCTCACGAGCCTCTGGAAATCTGGAATGGTGGCACAGGCTTCATGCTTATCAAGAAGGAAGTTCTTGTGAAGATGAAGGAGCAACTTCCTGCCTACCGCAACGATGTGAAGGTTCTGTCCGGTGAAATCACAGACTGGATTACCGAGTACTTCGCCTGCGCTATAGAGCCAGGAGTGCAGAGACTCCTGTCAGAAGACTACTACTTCTGCTGGAAAGCAAGAGAGATGGGTATCAAGATTCACGCTGCACCCTGGGTCAACCTAGGGCATTTTGGCAGCTACTTGTTTGAGGGAGGCCTTCTTCCAAACCAATAAAAGTGAACGCTCACTATCAAAAACTTTACAAAACTTTACATAAAGCTAGGGTTTATCCTAATACACACACATGATTATATGATTATAATGAGAGTGTGAGACAGGTTCTCACATTGTTCTTTAACTTAATCAAAGGTGGTTACCATGAAAAATCTCCCCAAGATTGGAGAGCTTGTTGTTGTCAATAATTTGCCAGATGCAACTATGTATAAAGTTGTCGAAGTGATTGGCAAATTTGGAGTTGGTTTAGTTGACTCTGAAATGGAAAAAAAGGGATACAGCTTGGCAGTCAATTACATTGACGTTAGCTGCCTCCAAAAGCCAACCAGACAACAACTGGAAAACAACTGCTAACGCTTCTTAGCAGTACGCGCAGACTTGCGGAAAGCCTCGGCAGTAGGGTAACCAGACTGCCCTGGCTTCTTCGCAGGCAGTCCTGCTTTCCTGCGCTTGTTGATGTTGTAGTACAGGCCGCGCTTAGCTTTAGGTGTCTTCTTCATCTGCATCCCCAGCGTTTACGAGCAGCCTTGCCACGCTCACCCTTCCACGACTTGCTGCGAGCGCAGAAGGCTTTCTGACGAGGACCAGACTTGGTAGGAGCTTTAAGGTTAGAGCCTGTAGCTCTGTTTGCCTTAGCCCTTCCTTTGGCGGTCAAGCCAGCGCCTTTGCTTGCAGGCAACTTCTCGCCTCTACCTACAGACAGGTTAGGGAACTTCTTACGAGCCATCACACATCCCCTTACATTCTTCTTCAACAGAGTCAAGCCTACGCATCCAGCCTTTGCCAAACGTGGGGAAGGATGACAGAGATTTGTAGAAGGCTTCCCGGTGGTGACAGAACTCAGCAATGATGGTTGCAGGCTCTTTGTTCGCAACTGCCGCCAAGGTTGCAGGGCCGATACTGCCGTCTTGCTTTACTCCCAAAACCCTCTGTAGAAATTTACTAGACTGACCAACACCAGAGTTAACAGCACAGTCAAAGACACAAAGGTCAACGCCGCTAGGAAGGTCATCACCGCGCACAGCATCCCAGTAGCGTTTCTTGTAAAGCGGAGAAACCTGCTCAACAGTGAGCGAGCGCATGTCTTGCTCTGTTGCTGGTCTGCCGATCCATTCTTCCCAAACACGCTTGGTCACTCCCAGGTTCGTCATCCCGCCTGGGTCAGAAGGGTGATTGACATAACCGCCCTCGTACTTGAGGACATGGGCTAGCGACTCTTCCCAGTTCTGTTTCATTTGATTGGTGTAGCTTTAGAAAGAAGGTCTGTCTTTGCTTGTGAGCCAGCAGAGGAGCCAAAGTAGTAGGCAATGATGCCAGTCCAGGCTGTTCCTAGTGAGCCTAGCATCATGGTCAAAGCAGTGTTGTCAGCCACGGACATCTGACCAAACATCATGCCGCCAAGGATGGCAAAGAATCCTAGCGTGACAGAGCCTGCGAGCAACGGAGGAACCCACGAGCGTGTAACCGCCTGCATCTCTCTAGCACTCTTGCGGTCATCTACTGCCAGCTTCTCAAAGTTCAGACCAAGCTCCTGCGCCTGCTTAGCAAGCTCAATCTCTGCAATCTTGATCTGGGCTACTTGATCTGCCGTGAGCTTGTTGCTGGAGATGATGTCAGTTACCTTGTCCTCATCTACACCTATGGCCTTGGAGATAGCCGACACAGCCATCCCAGCAAGAGGGCCACCCAGCGCAGTGGCTACGGTAGGAGCAATCTGTTTGAGCCAATCCATCACTTGCCTCCCAGTTTTGCTTCAATGACGGCAATCTTTTGTCGGTTGTATTGGATGTCGTCTCTGTTCTTTTGGATCTCAAGCGACAGGTCTTGGCGCAGGCGCTCACGGGCAAGTTCAGCGCCGGTATTGGTGGCCTGCTTGTTGTCAGAGGTCACCACCAAGCTAATCTTGCTGTTCAGGATTGTGACCTCATGGCTCAAATTTGACAGTGAAGACATGAGGTACACACGCAGCTAAAAAGCAGCGGCAGGATAGCGAACGCAATCTTTTCGATCAACGCGCCTTTAACAGATTCTTCAGCGGCCATCTCGACTCCCTTACAGACCCTCTCCAGGCGTCACGTAGATCGTTGCTGTCCCAGATGCAACAATAGCAGACACATACAGTGTTGCGGTAGATGATGCTTGGATTGGAACAGTGAAAATGTTCGTCTGGTTGTTGTGGATGATGAATCCGTACGCAGGAGTTCCAGCGGTAGGTATTACGGCAGCGTCCGTACTGGCAGTGCCGAAACGAATGAACACGTCAGCCGCAGTGCCATTGTGAACTCGAACTTGGTTGGCTGGACTGTCTGACAAAACAGCAACCGTGTTGGCAGTGGTTGTTACGTTTATCCGAGTAGATTTACCCATCGGCTGAAAAGCAATGTTATTAGCCATCAGTACACCTTCTTGCCACCACCAGACGTAGGACTCATCTTACGAGTGAAGTAGTCGTTAGGCTGGTCGTTCTTGAAGTTCCAGACGGCCTGGAACCCACCAGCAGGCAACTTGCCCGACTGGTACTCACCAGGGACAGACAGACGGTTCTGGATCAAACCAGTACCGACTTCAGCATCACACTTAACCGTCTTGACCTTTGGTATGAATTTCATTTCTACTCTCCTTTGCTCGGACTACAAGATATGCAAAAAACACATAAATAGCAAGTGTGGAAACTCTTTCCCACTGCGGTCCCCACATCACCCAACAAGCCAGCCCACCGCTGCTGAGCAGGGCAAGAATGGTGATGAGTCGGTCTGTGATGACCTCCAGGCCGAGCCTGACAAAGCGCAAGACTTGTGCGTCCATGATTAAACCCTCTATGTTGAGATAGCGGAATAATCATATCATCACTTATCCTCATCGTCCTCATCAGTCATGAAGCCAGAACCCCACTCATCATCAGAAATCTTGGCCTTCAACTGCTCTAGCTTGAGGGCGCGGTCAACGACCTTCATCTTCTCTGTGATGCTGGCAGTGCCGTCATTCATGACTGCGCTCAGAAGCTGATTTATGTGCTTCTCAAGCTCAGGATTGATGCCTGTCTTCTTCCTGCTCATCGCTTAGCCTTGCGTTTTTGCTTACGTGCTGGATTGCGGTCCATCTCACGCTGCTTGGCAAGCGCCCGCTGAGCGTCACGGCTACCACGCGCTTCGTTCTCACCACCCTTGCGGGTGTCTTTTTCTTCCAAACTGTCTTTCATGATTACTCCTTTACAGGGACTTGTGCCGCAGCCAATCCTGCATACGGCGAAATTTGAGATTGCCGAAGTCTTGCGGCAGTCTCTTGCGGATTTAAGTACGCCTGGGCAACTCGTCTTGCCACAGGAGGTGTTGCGCTGTAAGTCGCAGCGGCAGCAGGAAGATACGGAACACCAGCAGCCAGCCCACCACCAAACAAGCTAAGACCAGTTCCAGCACGTAGCAAGCCGCCCAAAGTTGTTGCCTCAGTTTGAGGAATGCGCGGCCTAGTAAAAATCTGGTACTGCTCACCCATCTGGGCAAGTGGAACAAAGTCTCCACCCCTTCCACCCTCTCGCCCATACAGGACGTTCATAGGCTCAACATTGGCGTACTGTCTTGCAAACTTGTTGATGTCAACATCAGAGCCACGGCGCAAAGACGGGTCACGAGTAAACGCATCTTCAAAAGACTTCAGTGCCGCCCACTTCCTGTCGATGCCTCTAAGAGCGCCGTAGTCTTTTTCTCCAAGGTTTTTCTGAGCAATGTCATCAAATCCTTGCAGCACGTTTCTGCCGATAAGTTTGGAAGAGCCTTGCAGCCTGCTGACGTAATCAGATATGTCGCTGCGAACCTCTTTCCACAGTTGACCATCAATCTTCTGACCGGATACGAGAGACTCTGCAAACTTGCCAACCTTTGCGTTTGCAAGAGCAAAGTTTTTCAACTCCTCGTTGTCAGCAAAAGCCTTAGCGAGCTTGTTGGCAGACTTGAAGTCAACCGTGAACTCTTTGCCACCCAGAACCGTGTTGTAGTCGTTCTGCAAGTTCGTCTTTGCTGTCTGCATCGCAGAACTTGCGAGAGATGGCTCCATCCCACCAAACGCTTTTGCTACAGCCTTGTTTGCAGCCTCTTGGTTCTGCCGTCCAAACCTAACAAACTCTTCTTTCGAGCCAGGAAGAAGCTGCATTATCCTTTCAATCATCTGAAAAGGACGAGACTCTTTAATTTGGCTAGGAAGAACTCTCATGCCGCTTTCTTGCGCTGTACGCAAAGCAGCCTCTTTCTCTGGAGTCCTAAGTTCAGGAGGAATGTTGTACATGCGCTTGCCAGCAGCCTCAACCAAAGGCGCAGTAGCCCTTCTTGCAGTAACGGCAGCAGCAGACGGAGCCATAGCGCCACCCATCTCTGCTAGTTGTTGACCTGTTTTGCCAGCGCCTCCTGCCTCTGCCGCTTGTCTTGCAACTTCACCAGCGCCTCCAGCAAGAGCAGCAGAACCCGTCATGCCAACAAGTTGCCGTAGTGATGTTGGGGTAAGTGCTTCCGCAAGAGCGCGTCCTCCACGGGCAACGGGTCCAGCCATCTGCTGAACAGCTTGAGGCGCTCTTCCTGCAAGTTTTAGCGCACCACCAGCGGCAACACCAACAGGCCCAACCATCGTTGCGGCCTCACCAGCCTTACGCAAAACTCTGCCAAAACCTGATTCTTCTGGCGTAGTTGCAGCAGGCGCAGAGGTTCCACCAGTAGGAATTTGTGACGAACCAGAAGGAGCGTCTTCCCATCCACCAGACTTTGCAGGAGCGTCTTCCCATTGAGCCATGATTACTGCTTCCTTCTGCGAGCAAACTTGCCTGTTGCTGGGTTAACACCATACTCATACTTATCTGGCTCGTAAGAGCCAAATGCAGCCCTGGCTTGTGCCTCTGTGTTCGCAGGAGCCGCCTGACCTTGCCTTGCTGCGCCCTGAGCAGAAGCTGACGGAGTAGAAGCGGCTGCGCCCTGTCCTCCACTGTAAGTCTCGTCAAAGTCTCTAGGCTTAATTTCTGGAACTCTGTATCCAGCACTCTCTGCCGCAAAAATTTTGTTGCCTGCTGTAGACCTTACGTAATTGATCTGGTCGTTAAGCATCGTTTCAACAGTGTTTGACGCATCTGTAATCTTTGCCGTAAACGTCTGATAGTTTTTCAACTCGTTTCCGGTAAGTGTCGCGCCGAACAAGGCATGTCGGTTTGGAGCCTGATACCGAGAGTACCTAGACCACCAGCTAATCATCTCTTGTGCCTGTTTCCTGCCAAAGCGTCTTTCTAGGTCTTGCTTTAGCTCTGCACCGACACCTCCCAAAAGCGGAGAAAGTCCAGCCTGTGCGTATTCAGGCTTCCAGTCTTTCTTCAACTTAAGAAGACCGTCTTCTAGAGAAGACAAACCCTCGATGTCTCTAACCTGCTTGTCAGGAAGGGGTTTCCCATCTCTTCGTTGAGCGGTTGCTTGAGTGGCTTTTTGAATCGCTCTCTCAAACCTAGTTTCTGCTCTTTCCTCTCTGCGAACAGCGCGTTCTTCTGCCCTTGTTTGCCTGTTCATCCTCTCTACTCTATTTTCTTCATTGTTCTTTTCTGTCCACATCTTGTTAGCGTTGTCATACGCTTGCTTGTGGAACTCGTAAGCAGCAGCAAGACCATACTTGTCTGCGTATTGCTTGTAGAAGTTAGCGCCTGCTTCTGCGTAGGCAAGCTCTGCCTTCTGAATGCCTGCTTGCTTGTCCGTCTTGTACGTTTCTATAGCATCTTTCAACTGCCTGTCCAACATGTCATAGCGGTTTTTCAACTGCTTGAGGTTGGTGTCGAAGATGTCTTTCTCTCTCTTGTACAAGTCTTGTCTGCCTTGCTGATAGCCTTCCAGCATACCGTTCATGGCAGACATAGCGTTGACAGCATTGCGTTTGCCGCCTGCTCCCATCGCAAAACCAGCAATGTTTACGAGGGCAAAGATGGTTCCCAGCGTCTGAGCGTTGTCACGAGTGGGAATAAAAGGCTCGGCCATCTGCGTAGAGACTTGCTCTAGCTGTTTGCGCTGCGGAGCTTGGGCGACATCAGCGGCAAACTTCTCACCGACTTGCGTCAACCCTCTTTGCTTGGCAAGAGAGCGGTCTGCTTCCATGCTGCGCTCTAGGCCAGCAACTTGACCTCTAGCTTCAGCCGACCTCTGTAGGTTTTCTTGGAATGGCTGGATGAAACCGGGATACTGCTGCATCCCAGTCATGTCTTTCATTGCTTCTGTTGCCATTATGGTCGTCCTCCACCAAGAACAATCATGGGCTGCTGTTGACCGTAAGCAGCGCCAACAGTTCGCATGATGTTGTTCATGTAAGAGCTAGTGAGTTGGTTGACAAACTGGTCAGCCTGCATCCCCTCACGAATAGCACCCAGAGCAATCTGGTCACCTATACCAGAGAGTTTCAAGCCGTAGTCAGACTGACTCTGTAGAAGTTGCTGACGCAGTGCTTCCATCTGGTTTGCAACTTGTGCTGCGCCAACACCGCCTCTAGCGGTAGCTCCTTGTGCAGCTTGTGCTTGTGCTGCTGCCAGTGACTGCTGAGCCTGCGGAGTAAGCTCTCCTCGTGCAGCCTGGGCCTGCAACTGCTCACCCTTCTGGCGATAAGGAGCAGCCATAGCTTCCATCTCACGACGAGCTTGCTGACCCTGACGCTGCGCCCTACCTGCTTGACGATTACCAAGCACAGCCTGTATGCCAGCAAGACCAAGCAGAGGAACGTCTCTAGCCTGAATGCCAAGCGCATCTGCAACAGTCTTGGAAATGCCGCCTCCAGTTGCTCCTGTTGCTGATGTTGAAGGAACCACATCAGAAGGTCTGCCAGCAATAACACTGGGCGTTGGTCCTGCTCCACCACCACTAGGTTGAAATCTAGTTCCTTCAAATAAGTAGCCATACCTCGGGTCTGTCATCAAGTCTCTGACGGCAGCATCTCTTGAGGCAGGCGAATCCAGACCTTGACGCAAAGGAGCAAACGCAGGATTCTGCATTAGGTCTTGTGACGCAGAAATTCCTTCTGGAAGTTGCCCAATAGAAAACTGAGAAGGCGAAAAGTCTGCTTGATATGGCTCCTGAAACTCATTGCCCATATCTGCCATGTATGCTTCTGAAAAGTCTGACTCCATCTGGAAAGACGGGATGCCTGTGTCAGCATGGGGCTTGCCAGAGCCACCACGGGACTTGAGCAGCGCAGCCTCTTGTGGAGAGATGTAGGCAAGCATCTCACCCTTGGGGGCTTTTGCTTGCAACAGGGCTGCAATCTTGCGAGTGTCGCTACCAAGACGGGTGAGCTTTTTTATTTGAGACATATCACAGTCCTAACGCATCTGTCAGACGCAAAGAAGATTCGTTCCACACATTTCTGCGGGGCTTGCCGGTCCTCTGCCCCTCAATTTCACCAGCACCACGGTAAGAAGTCAAACCAGAAACAGGCGATGTCGGGAAAAAAGGAGCCTGCAAAGCCTGACCCAAAGTCGTAACAGTTGGCCCAAAATCAGGACGCTTACGACCCAGAGATAAGTACGTGTCTCTGATGTACGGAGTCGTGTCAATTCTTGGGAAGCTGTCCTCTATAGCCTGCTGTTCACCAAGCCCAACTTCAGCCGACGACAACTCTTCCAGAGCCTGCCGATCTATAGCCTCTTGTTCTCCTAGTCCAACCTCGGCAGAAGACAAATCTGCCAAAGCATCTAGGTTTGCTTGATCTATCGCTTCTTGCTCTCCTTCTCCCACTTCAGCCGATGACAAGTCTGCTAGAGCGTCAAGGTTTGCTTGGTCTATTGCCTGCTCTTCTCCTAGACCAACATCAGCAGACGACAAACCTTCTAGAGCTTGATAGTCGATTGCCTCTTGCTCACCCTCTCCAACAGAGGGCGCAGACAGGCCCAGTAGTGGGTCTTGAGGGATAGGCTCTATGTCTACCGCCTCTGGCGTTAATGGCTGTCCAAGAACGTCTAAGGCTGGGTTGGCAAGCTCTGCAATCTCTGCTTCTGTAGGGATTCCCTCTGCAACACCCTGTTGGATACCAAAGTCTTCTGGAATGGTTTCAACAATGCCCGTCTGTACACCCAAGTCTTCAGGGATAGTCTCTGCAATCCCTTCTTGAACCCCAGGAATGATGTCTTCTACAGGTGGAGCAACAACTTCTTGTACCGGAGCCAACTCTGGTTGAGCCTGAGTTATCAGGTTGATAAGCTCTTGGTCTAGAGTTGGAATCGTTTCAGCTATACCCTCCTGTACCCCACCTAATTCTTGAGTAATTTGGTCGGGTATTGTAATTTCTTGGGTGGAGGGCGTGTCGATTTCAGGGATGGTTCCGGCAATGCCGTCCATCAGGCCAACATCGGAAATTTGACCCGTTTCAGGGGGTGGAGCAGTCGTTATTTCTGCCCCTGGAGGGGGTGAAACAGGCGTTTCCGGGGATACTTGGTCAGCCGTATCCGGTGTGGCAGCACTTTTCTCCTGCTGTGTCTGAATAATTGCGTTAATAATCGCCTGTGTAGGGTCAGCACCTGCCGCTACAGCCCCCGCAGCCTGCCCTAAGTTAGCTCCAAGGCTCCCAGCACCACCAAGCCCTTGTTCTTGGCCTGCAAGCATCTGGGTTTGCTCTGTAAACGGCGTTGTTCCGTACTCAGCAGCAGTGCCAAGCTCCCTGCCTACAGAACCACCAGCGCCAGCAAGAGCGCCTGTCAGAGCAGCCTGCCCAACATCACCACCTGTAAGAGCAGCAGACACGGCAGATGAGGCAGAAGATGCAATAGCGTTAGAAACAACACTCTTAAACGCAGAGTCACCCATCAAGTCGGCAACAGTTGTTCCAACCGTGTTTGCAACTACGGGGGCAACACCGGCAGTGACAGCACCTTTGATAGCACCATCAAGAAAGTCACCGCCCTGAATTTCAGACAACGTGCCTTGTACGATTGCGCTGCCAATGACAGAAGCAGCCGTACCAGTAGCGCCTAGCGCCGTCCCTATAGCAGTCCCGATACCAGGGGCGAAGAAAGTAAGGCCCAGCGAGATGATGGGAGCAATTTTTCCCATATCACTCGTACTTGCACCCTCTTGCGTGTAAAAGTACGGAGTGCCGTCAGGCCCGAATTGGACACCAAACCCTGTAGAGTTTTCACCCTCAAAAGTGCCGCCCCAAATGTTGCCACCAGCACGGGTGTAGTTTGCGTTTATAGGTTGACCAGTTGCTTTGTTGTAGTATTCTTTTTCTGTCTCTGTGTAAATAGATGTGTCGTCAGCAGCATCTAGCAACCGTTCTCGCTGAACGTCTCTAACGCCAAACTGCTTGATGTCTGTGATGCCAGCGCCTGCCAACATCTTTGCCATTTCTCGTGCATTTGCCTCTGCACTGCCAAATCCCTCACCAGTCCACTTGTCGCTTATTCCCTGACCAAGAATTTGCTTTGTCAGGTTGTAAGTGTTTAGCTCGTTTTGATTGAGATTCTTAAAGTCATAGTTGTTCTGTTTGAGGTAATCAAGCTGTTGCGAGGCAGCATTCACGTCCCCCCAGCGAACATTTTTTCCAACCCATTCAACAGGATTTTGCGTTACCTCGGCTGCTACTTTAGCGGCTTTATCAAAAAACACAGGAAACGCGCCAGGGTCTCTAATACCAAACTGCGCGCCCTGCGAAAGAAGCGCTGAAACCGCTCCTTTTGCGCCTGGGACTGTTGTTGTATGGACAAACTGACGCGGGTCTACAAGCATGTCACACTCCCAAAGCAGCGGCTATCTGTTGATGGATGGTCTGATGCACACCGATCCAATCGTAAAAATCATCTTCAACATTCCAGTCACTGTCGAGCAACTGGAACGGGTTGTCCAAGCCTAGCGTTGATGCCAGAGCCTCATGCTCTTGATTGTGAACAAAAAGCCAGTCATCAAGGTTAGAGATGTCTGCGTCAGTGATTGGGTACTTGGTGATGAGTTGTCCACGGTCAGCCAAGATTTCGTAGAACAGTTGATGCTGCACACCGTTCTCAAACAAGAACTCTTGCAGTCCATCTCTGTCCCCAAAACGGACGTAGGACAACACTTCCATGTTCACTTGTCGGCCTTCCCATCTAGCTTGTCAAAGATGCGTTCGCACATGTATTCAATGCGCTTGACCGCATCACTGAAGTCATCCCTGCGTACAAAGTCATTGTGCATGGTCTGACTGAGGTCACGCACGTCTGACTTGAGGTCACGGATAGCATCCCAGATGACTTTGAGCATCCAGCCGCCTAGTGCGCCAGATGCTGCGATGACCATGTTGAACAATTGCTGGTTGTCCATGTTAAGCACCGTAATAGGGGATTTTCTTTGTCACACCGGCAATGGTGATGGTTAGGTAGCCTTCTGGCACAAGAGGAAGGCTAGGAGTTGCAAACGTGGCGCTGGCGGTAGTTGTGAGGTTTAGAGCGGCAGAGGAGTTGACAGTCAGAGTATTTGTAGTGACAGCCGTGAAGTCACCTGTGCTTCCACCGTCTACCTTTTGCCAGATAGCTCCATTAAAGACTGCCCAGTCACCTACACCCCACAACGTAGTTCCGTCTAGGTTGGTGTTTCCTGCAACAGAGACAACGTAGTAGTCGCCTTTAACACCAACTCCAGAAGCAAGAGGAGGGTTGTTCGTGGCTGCGTCCCACGTACCTTTGTAGTTGAGAGCGCCTATGGCGTTAACGATAGAGCTGACAGTCTTTAGCATGACAACCTCACGAACCGTCGCCTGGAGTCACGTAGACAACAGATGTGCTGGCGCTTGTGATACCAGTAAAGTAGGCGTTAGGGACAAATGTGAGAATCTCATCTGTTCCCGGCAAAAGAGGAATAGAGCTAGCACTGCTGGTCACAATCACTGCGTTTGCAGTAGCTGCCGTATTGCTAACACCTAACCCCATAAACACGGTCACAAGACCTGCGTTGATAACCCTGTACTGGTTGCCACCAAGAGTTCTGGAGACTGCCTGTACGGGCGTAGGAGCAGTAGTGGCAGCGGTAAAGACCACCGTGTTACCACTAGGCGTGAAAGGAGCGTTGACCATGTTTATGCAACCCAGGGCAAGGGAGGCGTAACCACCGGAGGGTTGATCTGGTTGTCGATCTGCTGCTGCACAGCGGCTTCTGTGGCTGCTTGATCCACGCCGTTAGCCCAAATCCAGCCAAGCACTTGGTCTTGAGTCAGGTCAGCGTAGGGCGTGAAAGAAGTGCCGGTGTAGGGGATGTTGCAGGTGGA